GCGCACCCATTTGATCGGGTGTAAATCGTGCCATAATTTAACGTCCTTGAACGGAAAAATACCACTTAGCTAACGTTTCCTCACGAATGCCGCCAACGTGCCACACATTACCTTCATCATCTAGGAATGTATCACGCTGCATAGGCTTACGGGGTAGTGCATCTTTTTCTACACTGGCAACTACTTCATAACCAAGAATGTTACCAATACCGTCTTTTACCGGGGTGTTTTTGTCGATGATAATTGGAACGTCTGCCAGTGGGTTAGCAGTATCATCGTACAGGGTGTAAGTGCAAGGCACGCCAAGAGTAGAGTTAACTACCCTTGCCGCTGCCTTAGCGATTTGCTTAAACGGCTGCAATGCCGTTCAACCGAACGTGTGCAAGCGTGTCACCGTTTGCACGTGCTTCTGTGAAAGCACCAATCAACGCATTAGCACCTGCACCGTCAGCAGTAGTTACTACAGTACCGTCGAAGTACGCAGCTTGACCTTCGGTTACAACGTCTGCTGTAGCCTTGGTGAATTCCCACTCACCTGTAAGCTGACCTTCAAATGATTCACCTTCGTCTGCGTCGATAGAAGGTACTACAAATAATGCGCCAATCATTAACGGTACGCCTGACACAACACCACCAGACGGTGCGGTGAAAGGTACGTTATTGGCAGGGTGTCGAACACAATTCTTAGCCATTTTCTTTGTCCTCAAATTAAGCTAGAAAAGGGGTAAGGCCGAAGCCTTACGCACCAGTTGATTTCGCAGTACCACGGAAGTCTTCGTAACCTGCACCGAAGTCGTGACGTGCAAGGATGGTAGTACCATCAATGTCAGTCGATTCAACGATTTCAGTATAAAGACCTTCGTTACCTGCCAAGTAAGCGTACTCAATAGCGCGAATCGCGTTAGAGAATCCGTAGAACGCTGTCGCGCCACCTGCAACCGCAGCAATACGTGGTTCAACAATCAAGTCCATGCTTTCGCGGAAGACGTTAACGTTGCTTGTTTGCTGCGCCATGATTAGACCGTTAAGAATCTGCTGTGCAGTAGTTTCTAGGTCTTCACCAACAGCCAGAACGTTGTACTGAACGTTCATAAAGTTACCGTCAAGTGTCTTCTGCTTACGACCTAGTTTACGTAGGTCTGATAGACCGTCAGTGCTTAGTGCCGTGGCAATGGTGTTGTTGTGTGACGAATGGTAAAGCGGTTGACCGTCAGACAGCTTGTGGTTTGCCGCTTTGTTACGAATGAAGTCATAGTTCAGGATAAGACCCCAAACAATATCAGACTCTAAACGTGACGCTGCACCACCGAACAATTGTGGGAAGCGTGAAAGTGCAGAAAGGTCGTCGTTAATCATCATCTGACGCGTGAAACCAATCTTACGCGCATAGGTTGATAGACGGTAGCTTTCTTTACTTTCTGAGAATTTACCGTATTGGTACTCACCATTTTCACCTAGTGGTAGTAGGTTAGGTGCGTCACCCATCTTATAGGTATTCTTCTCACGGAAGTCATTCACAGTAGTTCGACGTGCGATAGGTAAGAATGTACGTTGCGTTTCTTCATACGCCTGTAGCAATTCCTTGTTCATCACGTTTTCTAGGATTAACGGTAGGTCGCTGGTGGTCTGCAACGCACGTTTAGCGAAGTTCAAACCAGACATACCTAGTACGTCACGTTGCCCGTTCATCATCATGTAATGACGTGCAGCTTCCATCATCGGCATTTGCGCGAATGTGCGTGACTTATCATCAAGACCTGAGAAGTCACCAGTTACACGTGCACGAATCGCGTTAGCGAAGTCTTCACGCTTGGCTTCTGAATGGTCTTGACGCTGATCGTCAACCATCGGCACGTTAGGTGCGTTTTGTTGTGAACGCTGACCTAGTTCTTCGATTAACGTTCTGCGATACTCGTTGATATTAGTACCAGCAGTGAACGCACGTGTTGCGTGTTCAATATCGAATCCAGCATGACGTGCTGCGTCAATGTACTGATTAAGATTACTGCGAATCTCGTTTTCGTTTACCTGTGTAGGTGCAGGTGCAGGTGCTGCCGCTGGTGCAGGTGCATCTTGACCATTACCACGATTTTGTTCGCCACCATCAACTACTGCGCCACCTGCACCACCTTTAGGTGCACTAGCGTCTTGTTCAGGTGAACGTTTAACGTGCTTGTTTTTTCCGAAGCGCATTTCGTCTTCTCCCTCAATTATACAATCATAAGTTTGGTGCTGTTCACCCGAACGTACACCGTTAGTTGTTTCAAACGAAACAGGAACAATTGACAGTTCAGTAGGTGACCAATCAATTGCACGGTACACTGGAATACCATCTTCTTCACCTACGCGTTGCATACGGTGAATCTGGTAACCCAATGATACATGACGCAATACGCCAGAAGCGACCTTGCGAAATACTTTCATACTTTCTTCGTCGTCAGAAAACGTTACCGTACCGATAAGTTCACCGTTTTCAAAACGATAGTCAGAAGTAATGCCGAACACACCGTCAATACCTGCGTATGTTCTGTGACTGTCGATTACTGACAAGCCTTTGTTCAAACGTTCTAAACGTACAGCGTTAGCAGTAACTTCAAGTTCTTCGTAGTACGGGTCGTCAAACCAAGGTTTGCGCAATCCGCGTTCACCAGTAGTAAAGCATATCTCCACACTACGGTTTTCTTCGTCAACAGTATCAGGGCGCAATGCTGCGCGTGTCTGCATCATTGGCAGTGTTGCTTTCCGCACCTGATTGTTGCTTTCAGTTTTTTTCTTCATAACGTTAAGCCTTATAACCGTTACCCAAAATATAACAACAATTAGTCAGACACACAACGTTAGTCCTTACGATTCGCCCGAATATCCATTGCTGCCCGGATGAACGCTGCGACCACTGTGCCTAAAAACCCTAAATATACTGTTGCAAGTCCTAATCCTAAGTCATTACCTGTATTGGTTGCAAGGGTTAATAAATTTATTATGCGTTCGCACACCCACGCACAGTATACCAGTGCAGCTATAGGTATTACATTGAACTCTTGCAACGTTTTGGTAATTGGCTGTTGAAAGTATAGCCCGAACATTGCAGACCACACTTTAATTATCAGTTCCTTCACGTCTTAACACCTCATTGATAAGGTTGTACTGGCGAAGGTAGCACTGCTGCACACGACTAAACGTTGTTGCGTCAGCGTCAAGTATGTCTTTAACTGAATCGGTCTTAGCTTCAACAGGCATGAGGTCGTCAAAGCAGGGTATGAGTAGGTTTCTACTTATCGGGGGTAGTTTGTTCTGTGGTGTTTCTAACGTTGGGATTTCGGGGGTCACGTATGATCTGTCTGGTACGCTGGTACAGCCTATAAGCGTCATTACCAATGCCAACACACTCAGTTTGTACATACCTTATACCTTCCCTTACTTCGGCTTCTGCGGTGTTTGCTTCTGCAACCTGACGCGCCAAGTCTTTCGCTTGCTCAGATTGCTTCGCAATTTCCGCTTCATACTCACGCCTTATTGCAAGCAGTTCACGGTGGTAATCATCCACCGTCTGCCTAACGTCAGCTTGATACTTTGCAATTGCTTTGTCTTGACTTTCAGCATACTTAGCTGTTGCACGGTTAACACCTGCTTCAACACCTTGGTTGTAAGTGTACCATACCAACAGTAAAACGCCAGCAATCAAACCAAGTCGAATGTAAAGTTTAGGTATCATTTTTCACCAGTTGGTATATAGCAACTATTACGGGTATCATTACCACTGCAACAGTAAAAATCTTATGCCAGTTATCAGACCACCACTTACGCTGCTTTTCAGTGGTTTGCTTTTCCGTTTCAACTCGTAGCTTGAAGTTTTCAAGTTCTACAACACGCTTCCCTAACGTTCGAAAATCATTTTCACAACGACTGACGTGTGAACTAAGTGTTTCTTCCACATCGTCAATACGCTTGTTTGCAGTACGACTTTCAATTACCAATTCTTGCGTTGATAGAGCAAGACTACTTAAATGTTCATTAGTTGTCTTACTGTGTTCAACAAATTTAGTCAGTAAATCCGTAACACCCTTATCGGTGTGCGCTTGCTGTTGTTTTATCAACTCAACATCAGCAAACAGTCGCTTTTCTGCTATTGCGTCCACGTGTTCAGTTCCCATAGCCCTGCGCACACTCCCTATAACCCTAAAATACTACAGTAATAGTAATATCCTAACGTTACAAGTTCAACAAGTGTGCGCCAAATAAATAGTTAATTCTGTTCGTCAGAATCGTTATTTTCGGTACTACTTTCACCCGATTCACTACTGTTACCAGTGTTATTACTGCTTGCAGCGTCATTCTGGTCAAGTTGATTACCTGCTGCGCTAAATTTATCAGGTCTTATGTCGAATGGTAAATTACCCATTAGTTCATAAGCCGCAAGCCAGCTTTCAACTACCTTTTCAAGCTTCGTGCCAAATTTCTTCGCTGCAACCTGTGGTGTAGACAGTGCTGAACGTACTTTCATTACCTCAGTTTCAACTTCCTCTTTAGGATTAACTGTAGCACGTGGCGGGAAAACCCATTCAGTTTTTATGGTGGTGTTAGTGCCACGGTCAACTTGATACAAACCAAACAACTTAGCCATAATCTTGTTGAGTTGGGGTACTAACATGAACTGCTGAATACCATCAAGGTATCTGTTGAACTCAATCAGACCCATACGACCAGATGCGAAGTTAAACTTACTGTAATCGCCTGTAAGCTGCTGATAGTTCAAACCTGCACCTACAGCCATATCGCCCTTTAACTCTACTATGAACGCTTGTGAGTCGTCAGCACGTGGTGGTGTAATAACCTTGGCATTAGAACCTGACGGTACATATTCAATCATGCCCGGTTCAATCTTATCAATTACCGGGTTATCAGTCTTATTACCCATTGGGGTAGGTGCGTCTTCAATAAGCACAGCAAGGCACGCAGCGATTTGTTGCTGCATAACTTTAGCGTCTTGAAGGGTGTCATATCGGTCAAGGTGGGTAGCTATCTGTGCCAACCAAGAAATGCCTAAGTGTTGACCCGGACGCTCACGCCTGAACACGTGTAGAATCTCAGTATCTTTTCGGTAGAACTTAGTGTTACTTTTGCCACGCTGATTAGTACCTGACGGGTCTATGTCAATCCAGTAACCTTCAATTTGACCACCCTTATCATACTGTACACCGTTGATAACAAGCTTGTCGTCGGTGTTCTTGTCCTGTGTAGGGTCAAGGTAAGTTTGCTCAATTAACTGTAGCTGTAAAGGTACACGTAGGGCTGCATTGATATGGAAACGAACGAAGCACCCACCACTTTCAACAACAGTCGCAGCAAGTAACCATAAAAGACCTGACAGCGTGTTATGACCGTCAAAGTCACAGGCTGTAGAATTTGCCCAATCTTCGAAGTACTTTGTAAAATCTTCTGCTACGCGTGTGTTGGGGCTGGTAATGTCAGCACTGATACCCTGACCCACAATGTTACTTGCGTATATCATTTTAATACGTTGTGCAAGTGGGTTGTTGCGTACCAGTTCTTGACTTACACCTGACAGTCGTTTAGCGAACCGTCCTACCTCAGAACTAGCGTTAGTATTACGGTTTCTTAGATTACCTCTGCGTCTACCCGTAGTAGCTGCGTTATAATCGCGTACCGCGTCCATTGCCATACGCTTACGCATACGGTCTAGGCCAGCACTAGGGCTGAAATAACCTATTACACTGTCTAATACGTTCATATTAATTATACCCCGAACCTACTGTCACCATGCGTGTACCGCGTGGTTTGTTGCTTCCTTCAACGTCAGCTTCTGCGTCGATTATGGCCTGACGCAATTCTTTAGCACTGCCGTACTCCACCCACGTATTACCTTCACGAACGCGAAGTACGTTCTGTAGTAATCGCTTCTTAGCTTCCGCTATTTCAGCCTTAGTGAACGTAGCCATTGGTTACCCCCGTTTAATTGTTTAGCCAGTTACTGCGTCTACGCTTTCGCCTAGTAGGACTGGTGTTTTGTGTAGTATCGTTGGTACTGTTATCAGAGTCAACCGTAACAGCCCCTTCGAACATTGATTCTCTTAAATCCCAATCTTCATCACGCATACGGTCTATCTGTAACATTGTAGCACCTGCGCGTGCATAGTTACGACAGTCTAAGAAGTGGTTGTCCTTCCGGGTCTTTTCCCACGCAAACACTTCAAACCCTTTCTTGTTGGTAGTTATGACCTTTTGTTCTGCGGTAATTTGCTTGAAAAATTCTTCATCATACTCAGGGAAATGACAGTACCCGGAAGGGAAACGACCACCAGCTTTCAGCTTTTCTTCGGTAGGTTTCTTCAACGCCAACCAGCTATAAAACTGGTCTTTCAACACACCAGAACCAACATGCCACAACATAAGGCCACGTGAAATACGTTTACCCATATAGTCAATGTCTACTGGTGTTGGTGTACCTACACTACTGGTCAAACGACCTTCTTTGTCACCTTTCACAGCACGAACGCGTGGGTCACCATACTCACGCACCAGTGAGTAAACGGCATTGGTCTTATAGCCTGAGTCAACGTTGATAATCTCACAGGGCATATCAATACCCTTGTGGTTCTTGTATATCGTTGACCACAGTTCTTTAACCTGATCGCGAAAACCTTCTTCCTCAATATCACCAGCAAGATAACCTTTGTCTACTGACCAACTTATACGTCTGCGACCATAGGCCACCACTTCGTAGTACACGCCAGCTTTTTGAACGTCCATGCCCATAGTGAGCATAAGGCCACCTTCGGGTACAACACCAATCTTGTAGTTTTCACGTCTTTCATAAACGTCTTCCCACTCAGGCTGTTCACCTTGCTCTTTCCATGTACGTGCCATACGCGTGTTGTAGAAAGCTTTAAGCAGGTTGTTATCACCTATTGCGTCAACAAACTCATTCGCTAACGTTACGATTGGTGTAAATGGGCTGGCAAGACTGGTCACCTTGTACGACAAATGACGCTTAACATGAGGACGTTTAGCCTTGTAGAAACCTTTATCTATTGATTGTATGCGGTCACCCTCAGACCACTTATGACCACATTCAGAACACGCAATGTAGGCTTCATCTGGTAGGTACTCACCAGAATCTTTATCTACTGGAATTACAACATCATCCCACGACAATTCCTTAGAATGGTCACACTTAGGGCACGGTTGGTGATATGTATGCTGTGAGCCAGATAAGTATTCTTTTTCAATACGTGAACGACCCTGTGTTGTAGGTGAACACGCAGTGATTTTCTTGGCACGTCTGCCGAACGTTGTAGCACGACCCCAACCTACCGCAATAGGGTCACCCTCACCACCAGAACCACCGTCACCAGAACCAACGTTGGCAGGGTACTTATCACATTCGTCAAACAGCATGATACGACAGGCACGCATTGCCAAGTCGTCAGGGTTACGTGCAGATACAATGGATAGCTGACCACCGGGGTACTGCTTTTGCAGTATCGTATTACCTTGGTCACGCCTGTTATGCGACATTAGTTCTTTAATTTCGGTTATCGCGTTGGCTGACTTGCTGAAACGTTCCTTCGACCATGCTTCTGCAATTTCCTTCTTAGGTGCAACGTACATGATTGGTGAAGGTTCTTGGTGTATGAAGTATAAGGCTGTGTTCAGCATCAGTTCGGTTTTCAATAACTGGATGCAAGACATTACCGTTATTTCTTGAACGTCCGGGTTGCTTATGGCAAGCATTGGGTCACGTGCAGGTGGTACACGGTCTGTTTTCCATTGACCCGGTTCAGCACTGTTATCTGGCAACTTACGATACGTGTCAGCCCATTCTACCAAGTTCATCTTAGGTGGTGGTTTGAACTCAGTACTGAAAATGTTGTTCAAGTATTCTTCGATACTTTGCTTCGCAACGTCACACGTCTGCAAAATATCAATATCGTTAATCGACTTCTGTACACCCATTTGATTAATTCACTTTACTGTTGTTAGTTTTCACATCACTAAACTGTTGTTCATTTTAACTGCTCATAATCGTTGTATAGTTCAACGAAGTTCAGTACACGTGCCACCTTGGTCACGTCACGGTGTATGTTACTAATGTCAAACCCTGTGTACGCTGCAATATCAGCCACAATAATTCCTTGTACAAAATACATGGGTAAGTACTTTTTCACACGCTTGCTGCGAAAGCCAATTAATCTGATCACAATGTCAAGCTGCTGCGGTGACAGCTTGCCACGAAAACGGTCACCCCCTGACATAGTTATTCATCACCTTCATATTTGTGCTGGTACTCAACCAACGATTTCAGTACGTCTTCAATTTCAACGTCTAATTTCTTAGCAATGTAATCGTCGTCTTTATGTGCCAGCAATCCCGGTAGTCGAGATTTCCATGACATTAACGTTGCGCGAACATGACCTGCTGCACTGGCAAAATTGACCATAAGGTCTTCAATGTTGGCAAGCAATTTCTGTTCGTTCGCAAGTAGCAGTTCTTCCCGTAGCGCTTTAGCAACTTTCAACCTGCGGTCAGCTTCACGTGCTTCTATCGCATCGTCTAGCTGCGGTTTCGTTGCTTCAAATATCTCAGATACTTCTTCCATATCCTGTTGATACTTCCAACGCATAACAGTACCTGAGTCGTACAGGAATTTACCCCTACCACGTGGGTCAGGTAAGCAAGGACAACCAGCGTCACGCCAAGCTGCTAACGTTGCGGTTTCAATACCCAACAGTTCTGCCAGTTCAGCACCACCGATTAGCTTACCCTTCTTCTTACCAAACTGATTGGTTTTACTCTGAATTTCACGCTGTAGCCCACCAGCTAATTGTTCAGCAGTTGGTTTTTTTTCAGGCCGCATCTTAGGGGGCATAGGATTCCTTTTTGCCAGCTATTACTAACGTTATAGGGGGTACTATAGCGTACCTAGCAGACCCTGACAATACTAACGGTCACATTATTGACAAGAGCATTACAAGGGTCTACAGTAGAATATTTTTCTGAGTCTGTGCGCACCGCGATTCCGCGTCCC